AATTTTTTACAATTGTTCAACTAAAAGAATTAAAGATTGATTGATTATGTCTTGTTTTAGATGATGTATAGATGAAATCATTTTTGAATAATCTGCTTCATCTATAAAACCTGATGTACTACGTAGGTCATACATAAGAACTTTCTTATGATCTATATAAGTTTTCTTGAGTATTCCTACAATAGTATTATCATGTTTCTGTCGTAATTCGTAGTAGAGACTATCATCGGTTACAACATTAACACGATCACGTAGACCATCTATCATTTTCGATGTTTGTTGCCACACATCGTTCATGCTACATCAACATAGAACCCCAAGCATCTTCATCAGATTCGAAGAAACATGTTTGAGTAGGTTCATCTTCTTCTTTTTTCTTGACAAGTTGTAAACTATCGATGTCAACTTGTGGTTGCATTGTACCATAGCATGCCCAATACAATCCTGATACCAAGTCATCATGTCCAGTTGAAGGTCCTTTAAAGACGTTAGGAGAAACTTCTTCAAATCTTGAAAGTTGCTTAATTGTATCTGCATCTTTCAATGACAAAATGTGATTTTCGATAAGTCTCTTCAATTCGATACATGCATCAAGTTTAGAAGTCTTAGTAGCTCTTGTACCAATCTTACCATTGTGGTCTGTATTCAAAATTGAACCACATTCATGAACTAACCACATTAAATCAGCAACAGTCTTACCAATTTCATTATTTTCGATAATGATTGGACAATCGTTGTAATATCTGTTAATGTCTGCTGCAACAGATGCGAAATGTTCAGCATCAATAGTGTTGTTAGCATACGTTGCTACTTGTTCCATTTTATCTGCGCTATAGATTCGCAAAATTTGAATTACTGCATAGTCTTTACCAGTACCTGTAGCAGAGTCAACTCCCATAATGTAAAGTGCATCTTTAACAGGTCTTTCCCAAATTTTCAAATCGAAACCGTATTTGTATTCGAGTGGTTCAACTGGACACATTTTATCAAGTAAGTCAGGCGAAATCAATGTAGAAGTAGAACCAATAAATGAACAGTTACCATTAATAACTCCGTTCACTGTTGCATATTTGTGAGCAGTATCACCTTCACCTTTAACATTCGTTGGTGAATACACAGGTTGTTCAATTTCTGTTACTTCGACTGACTTGATTTTCTTTGGCTTGTCTAATGTGTCAAGTTTATCGCCAATCTTCAAATTTTCAGCTAAAATTTCAACGCCTTTGATGTAGAATTTGTGTCCTCTCGACACTATCATATTTGTGGCATCGTCGAACATTAACTTAACAATGTTCTTGCTAGTTTTCATGATACCTTCAAATGGGTGGAATAAACCATCAGCACCACGAATCTTAATTCCACATTGATTATAAATCATACTTGCCATATAATAACCTCAATAAAATATTTATTAACAAAAAATGCTGCGATATCAAGCGCAGCACCTTGAGCTTTAATTATGAAATTAACCAATACGTGTATTGTTGTAATACAATTCCCAAGTGTTGTAGTTGAATGTAATGCTTGGCGCAATCTTATCACCTGCTTCTGCATTCAATTCAATCTGACCATTATCAATTGGGAAGCAATCGTACAATTTCCATGAATATGGCAATTTAGTTCTTAATGCAGAGTCATAACATGTGATTGTAATCTGAGCAGTGTAAAGTGCGATAAAGTCACCTACAGCACCACCAGCAGCAATACTTCTTGATGCCTGAGCACCTGGCCATGCATGATTATAGATCAAGTTTTGCCATTCGTAGAAAATCTTTGCAATGTTAAAGTCCTGGAATTCATCGAACTTGATTGCTACTTGACCATCAACGTTAGTTCTACCAGGATAATTACGTTTTCCGACCCAAATAGTGAGTAGTAATCACTTCAGTCTTTTTTTGTGGTGCAGAAATGCTACGAGCACGTAACATTAGCATTTCTGCAACAGTATCAATATCTCCAAACAAAGCAGCAAGCGGAGTTCCTGAATTAAATTGGAAGACAGTTTGGAATAGGAAGTTCTTAGCTAAGTCTGGGTAACCTAGAATCGGACTAGTCCATAAATTTCTATTTTGTTCTTCTGTTGCCATAATTAAATGCTCCTAATATCTTTATAGTATTTATACATGAGGATTAAATGCCACAGTCATCGAGCCTGTCAATTCTCCTGCACCAGCTCCGACGTATGGAACTACATTTGTTACTGTTTGTAAAAATTCTTTTACACCTTCATCAATTATTTTCATTGCTGCTTCATGTGTATTTGGTTTTCGACCAAACATTTTTGCCTGAAAGATAGGTGCATAAGTATTGACTGTAGTACATGTCAATTTTGCAAGATATGGTGTTGCATAGCTAGCTGCTTTACAGTCAACATACCATAATGTTTTTCTAATTGTGTATTCAAATAATTTAAAGAAACCGTTCCAAACATTTGGTTTAGTTGCTAATTCTGATTTAATTTCTTTATCAGTTGGAATGTATGGAACGATTCCTGCGGCAAAACTACCTACCATTCCAGTAACAGAAACGACTGTAGGTGGTATAACAGCTGAACCTACGAAGTTAAATGAAGCATAACTATTATGATTTATCAAGTCTTGCCAAAATAATAGCAATGCAGTAGAAATACCTGCGCTAGTAAGTTCAGGAGTATTTGCACCTTTTATGCAAGTTGATAAAATTTGTCCAAAGTTAGGAATCATACGTATACATTCAATTTCTTCAATGCTGCTGGGAAGCAGTGTGGTGCGCCTGTAAACAAGCAATTAGGTAAGTTGTTAACTTTCTGCTTTGTTAGACTTGGAACTTTAACGCCATTAACTTCTTTATCTGCAGCATTATCACCTAAGTTGATTATACCACCTGGTGCATTAACATTGATAGTGCTTTTCTTACCTGCAGTGATAGTAACATCTTTATCTGCATTAAGATTAACAGGTCCAGCAATAGTTAGATTTACGCCTACGCCATTTATTCCAGTCGAACCAGGATTTGCCATCTTTGATTTGATTGAGTTAGTTTCAACTCTGATTTCACCTGTTGAAGTAATAGTAATTGTAGTACCAGTTCTATGAACAATGTGCATTTCACCATTTGATCGATTGATTGTAGCACGTTCACCTTCATCAGTATTGAACAATGTTACAATATTCGGATAATCAAATGCTTCTTCAGGATTTGTAAGTAAATCAGACGTTGCGTAATTACTTAATGCTGGCGCAATTGCAGTATAAATTGGCTTTTGATCGTCACCATTATCAAAATATCCACGAACAATTGTACCAATTGGTGGAACTGTGAAATTACCTTTTGAAGATCCAAAATAAGTTGATTCAGGCATAGCCCAAGGAATTGCAGCATCCGCAATTTCGTTATAAAAACCAACTATACGAATCTTAACTCGACCTAAATGTAACTTATCATCATTATCAATTACTTTACCAGTCCAATGGTCGGTAATCTTCTCGTAATCATTATTAATCAGAGTATCTTGAATCTTACTCTGCTGTTGGATATAAACTTCATGTAATAAATCAGACATATTGTATTTATTACGCCTTATAGGTACCATCAGAGATGAGAATCAAAGCACAAATTGTAGAAGCATTTGCTCTTATTGCAAATCGAACCTGTGCAACTATATAGTCACCTGTATAAGCTGGGCTAACAATATTATCTTCAGCTTGTGTATCTAAATGAACCTTTTGTCCAACATACGGCAGTCTATTGTCAATATATGCTGCATCTACTTGCTGGTTAATATCGAACAACAATTCAATTGAGTTAGTAAAGAATGAAGATATGATTGCTTTGTTATGAGCTGGTGCAACATCATAGTGAGCATGTGTATCTTCATAGAAATGCATACCACATGATGTAAGTTTGTTAGTTCCTTCAAACAAATCAGAAATCTTGCTAGCATTATTTGCCATTGTAGGTTCTGGATTATCATACTCAATTTTACGAATACCTTCATTGTAGATATTCTTAAAGCTATTTAAGTTAGCATTATCCATAACTTCATCAGCAAGTTGAAATTCTAGCGCATTCAACATATCTGCATCTAACATACCCATAGGCGTATACACATATTCAACTTGTTTATATGCATCTTTAAGAGTAGTGATACCAGCTTTATTGTTAACGCTAATTTTACTATAACGAATACTGTTTATATTCTTTGGATTTTTTGCAGAAATGTAATATGCAGTAGGTGCAGAATCTCTCAATGTCTTACATGAAGAGAGTTTAGTTGCAGCATTGAATGCTTCTTCAATTTGTTGTTCTGAAGATTTTTCATTGAATGCTGTGTTATTAACCATAGTAGTGAAAGCTAACATTGCATCATCTTCTGCAATCCATGAGTGATCTAAGAACTTGTTAACACATTCACAAATTTTATGACGTGTGTTTATCCACTTCATTTTATCATCAGAATCAATGTATTCCGTAACGGATAAACCACCTGCTGCTAATTGTGCCATAATAGCGTACACGCTATATTCTTCTGCACTTATTTCAAGTGCAGTTAGTTCACTACGCTGTGGATATGGGACAGTCGAGCTTAGAACTTTCAATGCGTCATAACAACATACAACGTGATAATTGTGTTGTAAAGTATTCAAGTTTTGTTCTGCATTGACAGAAATAATCTTCATTCTTGTCGAAATATATGAAGGTCTTGCTTTTTCTGATGCATAATTCTTACTTGGCTTGTATTGAATGTAAAGAGTTTGTCCAACATGCAAATCACCAGCATTAAAATAATCACCTGAATCAGTAATATCAATAACTGCAGTTGGTAGTAATGAGAAAATGTCTTCAAACAATGTTAGTCCTACAATAGAAGACATTGGAATTAGCGTACCATTGATACTGTCAAGTATAACTTGACATTCTGTAAATTGTTTACAAACTGTGTTAGTGCTAACACCTTTTTGCATCAACGCTGTAGTATTGTTATTACTCATATTACTTCAATGAAACCTTTATTCCACTTTCACCAACTTTCCATTCATGTAATTCAAAATGCTTCAATATTTCTGCAGCATCATACAATGAGTTTGGTCTATCGAAACACATGAATTTATCTTTATTAACTGCTAATAGATAGTCAGAATCTTCCAAATACATGTAGCAATATAAATGCATTGCAGCAATTGTTAATAGCAAACGTTTTGAATTTTGATAGTATTTAAGCGCTTCGTCAATAACTTCATAATACGTAAATGTAGTATTGCAAAGCATAGTCAATATTTTCTTTGCTAAATCGAAATTTATACCAATTGCCGCTTTAATAGTTGAACATGTAGATGCGTCAATTTTATGAATTGGAGATAACTTCAATAAGCTACTTACTGCATTTAATCTACGTTGAGACAAAGTAAAGAAGTTTCGTGAATTACCATTACCAATAGTACTGTAATCGCCTTTAACTTCTACTCGTTCATTTGTGTTAATATCTATCAAGTCACCATGTTCTTTAGCAAATCCAACATTTTTGAAGATTGATACGAATAGAAATTCACCTCTACCAATTGCTGGTCTTGCAGTTGTAACTTTTAGCGCTTCTTCAACATATTCAGGCTTTAAACAATCGTCTAAATTCGCATCTTCTAGAATGTTTTTCCATGCAATTGGACCATAATTGCCAAATTCAAATGTAGACTGCATTAAACGTTCCAACAGTTTTGCTGCTGGACACATTGCATAGTGTTCATATAGTAATTCTGCCTGTTTTGCTATATGCGGACGTTTTCCTAGTTTTTTACTTGTCCAAAATTCACTCATCTAATGCACATCCTATGATATTTTCAGGTGTTACTACAATATTTATTGGCAATACTTCCTGTAGTTGCTTTGCTAAAATAGACTTAATAGGTTCAGCATTTTTATCGCTAATGTTAGTCAACAAACATACAATTTCAGTTGAAATATTAGAACTGTCTGCTACAAGATAAGGTACTGCTGCTGCGAGAGTTACCTTCGCATTAGGATAATTGTTTTTCAAATACTTATTAAGTATATTAGCAAATTCAGTTTGAGCTTTAATTGTATAATTTGCACGTTCAGTTACAGTTAATGGCAAAATATGATCGTTCTGATTAACGCGAGGGTCATTATTCCAGCTTATAATTGCATTTTCTGTAAAAGGAGTTAAAGAATAACTTAATGTAGTATCGTCTTTATATTCAACTAATGAGTTAAAACCTTGTACATGTATATTATCTTCATTTAGCACAGATAGCAAAGTTTCGCCAATAAATGGTTTAATGTACTTTCCATTTGTATAACATATTCCAAAAATTTTAGCTGTTACTTCTGTTGTGTTATATCCTTCTGGCAAACCTGAAATTTCATATTTCATGTTAATAGAGTGTTTGTTAGTCAACACGCTACACTTAATACCGAGAGTATTAAGCAACAATCTAATTGCAGCAATACTACCTTTGTAACGTGCTAACGTAGGATTAGTAGTTAGCATTAGTCTAATAAGCTTTTCTGAACTAATGTTTAATTTCATTTACTGTTCTTCCTGTTCTGATCTGTAAGTATCTATAATAGTTTGCATTTCATCAAAGTCAATATGTAGCATATCGCCATGATCGTCATCGAACTTCTGCAAAAGATTCTTATAAATCAAATCTGGGTCATTGAAGTTGTAAATTCGATGAATTACTTCAAGAATGCTAATATAACACTTCTTGTCGTATGCTTTATACATTGTGTTAAGATAGTTCTCAGTAAACTTAACAAACTTGTAGTAAGCGTTATTCTTATTTGTTGATTCTTTCAAGTATTGAGTAACAAAAGGATCTAAGTTAATCTTTCTTAAGTTATCTTTACATTCCTTAATCCATTCACCAAGAGAACCAGTAGCACGAAGCAAGTTTTTC